ATACTTTAACCACTCCAATTTTTATGCATTTTACACAGATTTGCGCTTTGTTATATGGCTTTGTACAAAAAAAGCTTATCTTTGTTATATAACAAATACGAATCCCTTGTAAAATATAGGGTTCAGCTAAAAAAAATAAAACTTTAAAAAATTAGAAGCTATGGAAAATAAAAACTTTTTAGTTAGCATTAATAAAATGAAAGAATCTATAATCTTAGACCTAGAAAATTTAAGGAAAGGATATGGTAAAAGAAAGTTAGGAATTTCTGAAAATACAGGAATACCAATGGATTTATTAACTGTGTTGCTAAAACAATTAAAAATAGAAGGTAAGATAGAACTTATAATGATTTTGGATGAAGAAAACAGCACGCCAAATGGAAGCGGTTACTGCTTAACTGGTAATCTAGAATACGGCAAACAAAAGTGAACCAATAATGGCAAAACTAACTCGAAAAGAATTTGCGGCCCTTTGCCACACGAATCAACAGGTGATAAATACAAATGTTCAAAGGAATAATTTGGTGGTTGAAAAGAAAAAAATCAACACCGAGAATGCTCAAAATAAAGCCTTTTTTGATAGGTATCAAAAAAAGTTTGATGAAAACAGAAAGTCCACAAGTCAAATTTATAATGAAGTTGTAAAACCAATTCCAAAGCCAAAGAAAAAACCACTAGCCGAACCTTTGCCAGGGGTAAAGAAAAAAGCAAATAAAAAACCTGCCATCGTTAATAGCGATAGCAGGTCTAAAAAAGATCAAGACGATAAAAACACCCCCAGTGCCGCTGACTTAAAAAGCCAAGAGGTTATGGATTGGACTTTAAGAAAAAAACAAGCTGATGCAGAGCTGGTAGAATACCGAGCAGAGCATGAGCGATTAAAGATTGAAAAAATGGCTGGTAAATTAATACCGGTTGATTTAGTATTTCAGATTTTAAACATTCACAACAAGAGTATTTTTTCAACCTTTCAAAGTGATGCGGAAAATTTAGCTAGTGTATACTGCGAGATTTTAGCAGAAGGCGATAGGAGTAAACTTGCAGAAATTACAGATAAACTTTCTGTAATTATAAATTTAAACGTTGAGAAATCTAAAGATTTATCTCAAATGGAATTAGATAATGCGATTGAGGAATATTCAGAAACACTTAATAGAGGGCAAAGAAAATGATAGCAGACCAATGGAGTGACAAAGTAATGAGTTTTCAAGATAAACTCTATAGTTACAAATCAATTAAGGATATACCTAGCCAATGGATTGAGAAAAATGTAATATTACCAAAAGAAGTTTCACGATTTAACGGTAGGATGAGTTATGATTTGTCTCCTTACGCCAAGGAAATTGTAGACACCTTACACCCAGGAGATCCTACCAGGATGGTAGCTGTAATGAAGTCAGCTCAATCAGGAATTACGCAAGGATTGGTGGTTCCTGGGATGGCTTATATAATTGCTGAGAATCCAGATAATTTTTTGTTTACGGCTGGTGATAAGGATTTGGCGAAAAAAACAATTCGGGAAAGGTTTGATAATATCATGCAAGCAAGCAGCCTTAAAGATCTAATTAGACCAAACACAATAAGAGCAAAAGGACAGAGATCTGGAGATACCGACTTATCTAAAGAGTTTGCTGGAGGGTCTGCAATTATTGAGGGAACCAAAAACGCTGGTAAATTTAGATTTTTTAGTGTAAAGACGGTTTTTATGGATGATTTCGATGATGCTCCTAGAAGTGATAAAACAGAAGGAAGTATTAGGAAGCTGGTAGAGGGTAGGCAAACTTCCTATGGTAATCTAGCAAAAACCTATTATATTTCAACGCCTACAGTAAAGCAAACGTCTAATATATACGAGGTTTATATGCAAGGCGATCAAAGAAAATGGCATTGGTTGTGCGAAAGTTGCAAGGGATGGATGCCAACAGATTTTCAAATTAATGTAAAAAACAATAAAAGAGCTGGTATTGTATGGGAGACGGATAAAAACAATAAATTAATAAAAAACAGCGTTAGGTTTAAGTGTCCACATTGCGGTAATAAAGTTAGTCAAAAATCTAAGCATGCACTAAACCAAAAAGGTAAATGGATTCCAACCGCTGAGCCGATTGAGGAAAATTATAAAAGCTATTATATTAATTCGCTCATTATACCTCCTGGATTCTTTAGTTGGGTTGATTTAGTTAGGGAATTTTTAGAGGCATGTCCGCCAAAGAAACCCGTAAACGTTGATATGCTAAAGGCATTTTATAATGTTCGGTTAGGATTGCCATTTGAGGAAAGAGGAGAGGCCCCAAAGATTATGCAATTAATGAAAAACACAGGCACTTATGAAATTGGTGAGATCCCTGATGAGCTATCAAAAGAGGATGGAAACGGTGAGATTGTATTCATTTCACTTGCCGCTGATTTAGGTGGTATTATGAATACTGATGAAGATATTGAAGATGTAAGAATTGACTGGGCCATATCTGCGTATGCCGCAAACGGTGTAAAATATTCAATCGATCAAGGAGCAATCGGAACCTTTAAGAGAAAACATACAAAATCTAAAAAGGAAATTGAAAACGACCAAGAAAGGAAAAAATTCACATATATGCATGGTCAAGAAAATAGCGTCTGGCCTATTTTAGAGAAAATTATAAAAAGCGATTTTATTGGGCAAAGCGGAACCGAATATATTATTAGCATTTCGATAATTGATACAGGTCATTTTACAAGGTATGCAGACCAATTTATTAATATGTTTGACGGAAATAATCCTGTATATGGAATTAAAGGAAGGTCAGATAAAAAGTTTAGATCTGATTTAAAAGATACTCCAGCAGTTAAGAGAAGTCGAGAAAATCCTAAGTTATATATTGCAGAAGTTGATCAATTAAAAGATGAGCTTGCTAGTTACATGAAGCTAAGGAAAACAGATGATGGTACTCAGCCTCCAGGGTTTATGAATTTTCCAACTCCTAGGGATGGAAAATATAGTTTTAAGGACTATTTTAAACATTTTGAAAGTGAGCAAAGAAAGGAGGTAAAAGAAAACGGTCAAGTTGTAGGTTTTAAATGGGATAAAAAAAGCACAATGATAGAAAATCACTTTTGGGACGTTGAGATTTATAATTTAGCTGCTAAATATGTTTACATAGATCTAATCAAGCGAAGCAATCCTTCAAGGTTTAGGCATTTAGACTGGGCCAGCTTTGTTCAATTTGTTAGTACGTGAAAACTATTAAAAATAAAAAATAAATAGTTGCTATTATAAAACTTTGTGCTATATTAGCAATTTTAAAACAAATCTTAGGATAAAAATATTTTAAAAATAAAAAAGCTATTGCATGCCGCAATAGCTTTTTTATATATATTTGCATATATGGCATTAACAATTTATAGCATTTCTGAGTATATAACATCAAGAGCCAGCAATAAGGCGAGAATTGATGCATTACATGTGTTAATTGATGCAATGTATGATACTATGGCTGGAGCTATTGATGACTCTGGAACAGCTTCTTATACTTTAGATGATGGGCAAATGAAAATAAGTACAGAATTTAGATCGTTAGATCAGATAATTAAGGGAATAAACGCCTTAGAAACTCAGCTACAAATGTATATTAACCGCTATAACGGCCGAACAACCATATTAAGAGGTCGGTTAAACTATTAATTTATGGCTTGGAATGACTTTTTTAAAAAAGAATCTAATAAACATAGCGAAGCTAGTGGCAAAGATGCTCAGCAAAGCAATCTAAAAAAATTAGATCCCAATAGTTTTCGAGGTAATTATATGCCAGCTTTTCCTAGAACAAACAACCTAGTCTACTCTGCTGCTTTCGATGGTGAAAAAACTATTGGAGAGCTTGGTAATATTTACGATTTAAAGCCAGATCACTTAAAGTTAAGACTTCGGGCTTATGAATTAGATCTTAAAACTGATTTAGTTAAGCTAATTACTGGTAAATTCTTTAAATGGTGCGTTGGTACGGGTTTAAAGTTTGAATATGAGCCAGAAAACGAAGTTTTGCAATTACTAGGCTATAACCAAGTTAGTGACGAAAACATCAATAAAAAAGAGCGGTTATTTAACCTTTGGGCAAAATCGAAATTAAGCGACTATTCAGGTCGCCAGAACTTGCACGCAAAAGCCACCGATGCTTTTAAAACTGCCTATTTGGGCGGGGATGCTCTTATTGTAATGAGATTAGAAAAAACAGGAATAAAAATACAATTAATAGATGGCGAACAGATTGCAACACCATTTGCCGAGGACGGAAAAGGCAAAAATAATAAAATAGTTGAAGGAGTTGAGGTAAATCCAAAAGGAGAACACGTTGCTTTTTGGGTGAAAACCGATAAAAATAACAATTTAGCTGATTACGAAAGGCTAAGAGCTAAAGATTCAAGAGGTAATTTGATGGTTTGGATGATTTACGGCGGTAAGCACCGGGTAGATCATCACAGGGGTATTCCTCAAATTAGCTCTATAATGGAGAAAATATCTAAACTAGATAGATTTGTTGAAGCTTCCGTTTCTAAGGCTGAAAAAATGGCTGATTTAGTTTATCACTTTGAACATGATGAAACCTCAACTGGAGAAAATCCGTTAGGAGGATTGGGAGCTAGAAAAATATCCAACGTTACCAATGAAGATAACACTTTTGAAGAAAGCGGCAGGACTGCCCAAGCTCTAAGGCAATCCACAAGCGGCCAAGTTTTAAACTTACCGCGAGGATCAAAATTAAAATCTACAACAAACGAAAGCGAAGTTAATTTTGATCCCTTTTATAAAGCAATTGTTAGATCACTATGCGCTTCGCAAGATATACCTCCAGAAGTAGCAAATCAAATGTTTGAGCAGTCATATAGCAGCTCTAGGGCCGCAATTAACATGTGGGAGTATGTTATTGATATTATACGGGAATACGTAATTGTTGAGCAATTCTACAAGCCTATAAATCGCTTCTGGTGCTACTATCAATATATGAAAGGAACGCTGGATGATTCTGGTTATGATAGAGCAATTCAAGAAAAAGACGAAATGGCTTTGGAAGCGTTTTATTCTTCTCGATTTGTAGCTAAAAAAATGCCACACATTGATCCACTTAAAGAAGCTAAAGCAATTAGAGAATTATTAAAAGATAATAGCCCATTAATAAGCCGTGAACAAGCTACGGAAATGGCGAATGGTGGCGATTGGATTAGTAATTATAATAAATACAAAAAAGAAAATCGTCGTATCGAGTTAAAACCGTTATTAGAAAAAGAAAAAGAAACTAGAAATGGAGCTGTAAACGGTAACGGCGGAGCAAACGTAAACAACGGAGTCGCAAACGAAAACAACGAGTAAAAATAAAACAAATGGCATCACAAACAACATCTACATCAGAAAATAAAAAGGTTATTTGGAGTGTAAATTTTCGACCTAAAGTAGGTCAAAGTGTAAGCCACTCAGGGAGTCAATGGTTGAGCTTATCTGGCGTAAATACAGAGCCTACTTTGTCAAATGATGATGACTGGATTTTGGTTAAGGATTCAAACGAAGCTTCTGGCGTTTCCACTACCTTAACAATTACTACAACCGAAAACTTTAATGCAAGTGATTTAATCTCAGGATTAAGTCAAAAAAGAAAAGTTGTAATTATAAATAACGGAACTTCAAATATAGTAGTTAACATAGATTTATCAATATACACTATCTATATTAAAAAAGGAATTGGAAAAGTTTCTTTTGTTTCAAGTAACGGAAGATTGTTAAAGTCTATTAACGGTTATTTAGAGCTACAAAGTGTTTTAGATATAGCTAGAGTAGTAAGTGATGAAAATGAAGCTGTGCTTTATGTAGGGTATGATAAACCACAAAAATGTAAAAACATATATGATTTAGACAAAAATACCCAAGGAGCGTACATTTTACCTGACGGAAATATAGGAATATCCGCAGGTAATCAAGCAACTCCTTTTATACCCATACTAGGTAATGTTCAATATGCATCTAATGAGTACATAACTCATTTGGCTTATTATGATTCTGACAGAACACTTATAAGTAGTTATGGAGAAAACCCAGGAAGAAAAAACTTTACTACACCTAGTAATGCAGATTTTGTAAGGTTTTCTAGCTTTGATGCATTTATGAATGTTATGCAGTTTGAAATTGGATATTTATCTACATCTTTTCAAGATTATTGCAAAAATGTAAGCGGTTGTAGAAACTTGTATAATTTTAAAACAAACACCTTAAATAAATATGTACAGGAATTTAACGGTGCTTTAGGCGATGCAAATGACAGACAAACTTCTGATTTTATAGAGATAAAAAGTAGTACAAACTACATTTCTAGTAGTGCTATTACTCATTTTGCTTGGTACAATGAAAACTTTGGCTTTATATCAGGAGATGCAGGTCAACCAGGTTTTTACAATTTTTTAGCTCCTTCAAATGCTAAATATATTAGAATAAGTGGGTTTAATGCATTTATGATAGATAATTTTCAGTTTGAAGAAGGTTTATCTTCTACTGATTATGTGCCTTTTTGTGAAGAAGATTCTTCTGTTGTAAAAGAAACTATAATAACAGTATCTATTGATGATAATACAGATTTTGTAGGAAGAAATTCTATACAAGACGCTATTAACAGCATACCTTTTACTTCTAAATATGATACCTATGTTATAAAGATTAAAAACGGTTTTTATTTTGTTTTAAACGGTTCTGAATACAAAGGTAGTCCTACCTATCCTGCTATGATTACAATGAGGGACTATGTTTCTTTAGAAGGTGAAAGTGAGCAGGGCGTTATAATACATGCAGAATTACCACCTGATGACAATGATATAGACACTAATTTATCTAGGAATTTACATCAAACTGTTTGGAATTACGCAAAAGAAGCTACTATTAAAAATTTAACTTTAGTAGGTAAAAATATTAGATACACAATACATCAAGACGATATTAGAAGTTCTAATAGTAGTAGGTATTATGAAAATGTAACAACTAAGTACGAAGGTGCTTTGGGATTTTTAAGAACATGGGGGTTAGGCACGTTTTCAGGTGAGGTTAATTATTTAAAAAACGTAACCATTGATTCTTCTTCTACTACTTTTACTTGTCATGGTAATAGTGCATTTACAAAAGAAAGTAATTACTTTTTTGATAATGTAGTTTTTAACACTTCTAGCTATGATAGTTTTGCACTAGAAGCAAGTGGTTCTATACTAGATAACAGATATGATTTTAAAGGCTGTAAAATGCCTTTAGCCGTTACTTATAAAGAGAATTGGCTAAAGGCTAATCCTTCTTTAGGGCAAACTTATTTTGACCACTCAGAAGTTAAAATCACTGGTAATGGAAACACTCCATTTTTATTTCAAAACATAGTTGAAGGGCTATCCTTAATGATTACAAGTGATACAGAAGGAAGTAATGCAAATGTGTTTTTTGATCAGAACTCTTCTGCTTTTATAGATTTAATTAAAGATAGTAGATTTAACGTAGGAACCGTAAAACCATCTTTAGGTAATTTATATTTTGCTGACGGTTACTACATTAAAGAAGGTTCAACAGGGTTAAAGCCTAGCTCTTTTGGAGGTGTTGATTTAACTGAATCAGCAGCTTTATTAGATTCAGGTGTCAATTACAGAAGTATGGGCAAAAGACTAGGAGACTGTAGTGTAACTTCTAAAACTTTAAGCATTACCATTAATGGAGTTGATTTTGATGTAGTTTTTAATTCTGATTATACCTCTGTTTCAAATGATGATATTTTAGCAGAAATAAATACTGTAATATCAGACGAAGGTGTTGCTTCTTTATATAATCACGGTAGGACTTATTATCCTGAAATGACAGATTGTGTTGGTATTTATAAAAACACTACATCTAGTCTAATTGTCAAAGGTTCTGTTGTAGAAATACAAGGAAATGGCATTAAATTATCTAACAGTTGGGATGAAAACACAGGTATTGCTTTAGAAGACATTCCCGTACCTTTTGCAACCGCTGTTTCTTCTGAGTATGGTAAGGGTAGAATATTAGTAAAAGGTTTGATTTACAACTCTAACGTATCTACTGCTTCTCATTTTGTAAACGTTGACGGCCCTACTGTTGAAGGCGATAGAATGAAGGTTGTAAATGGTGCTTTAAAAAAAGATACATCAGGGAGTGTAGAAGCTATTACCTTAGGATTAATTAAAATAGGATCTTCTGGATCTTTATTAGGATTAGTATCTAAAAAGAAAGACAAAAAAATTAAAAAACCGATTTCAGCCTCAACATACACAATACTTGCTACAGACATTAATAAATATTTAGAATTTTCTAACGCTTGTGTAGTTACTGTTCCTGATGGATTATCAGCGGATTTAGAATTTCAGGGAGAAGCGGTCGGGTCCGGAGCAGTTACATTTACAGCAACAACTACCTTAAATGTTTTTTCAGGGTATATTGCGGAGTGTGCTGGTCAATATGCTAATTTCTTCATTAGAACAAAAGGAAGTAACATTTCGGTGCTTACAGGAAATTTAAAACTTGGAAATTAATTAATTAACAAACAAATAAAAACCATGGCAAAAGACGATTTAAAAAACGAAGGAATTCATAACTTAACTAGCATGGGCCAGTTTGGCTATGACCAATATAACACGGATTCCGCAGACGTAACGGGTGTTAAATATTCAACTATTTACGCAAATGAAGACAGTACATTTACGGTTGGCACTTACAGCGTCGGCGGTGCTGCTTCAATAACCGTGGCGTTATTAAAAGGAGGCCATATTCCTGGCGCATTTATAAATATAACCGAATTAACTGGAAACATTCTTTGTGCAAAAGCCACTGAATTATGAGTTTTGGATTTCCTTTTGGTTTTGATATGGGTGGTTTTCGAGGTGGTGGTGGTGGTTTTGACACAGACTACCAAGCAGTTTTAGACTTTGCAATTTCTGAAGGCGACACTCTACCAAGTGCAAATCAACAGATATTACAAAATCAAGTAGTTCTAAGCCTAAAAGATAAAGGTCTTTGGAACAAAAAGGATGCTTTTGGATTATTTGCTACTGATGGAAATGTTGATTTTGCATTAATTTGTTGGAAGAGATTAATAAAAATGACCGCTTTTAATTCTCCAAGTTTTACAACTAATGGAGGAATTGACGGGGGTGGAACTGCATATATTGATACAAAATTCAAAAGTGCTACTGATGGAGTTAATTTCTTATTAGATGATGCTGGTTATAGTGTAAACGTAGGTACAACTACGCCTTCGGGTGATGTTATTTTAGGAAATACACAGCCTAATGAGGGAGGAGTAAGACTAAGGCAAAAGCCTATTGCTGATTCTGAACTAAATAGTTCTTCATTTCCTACAAGTATTGATTATCAAAATGGTGGGAATCTTCACATAGATAGAATAAGTAGCACACAAGTTGTTTTAAAGAGTGAAAATGATATAAAAACTGTCA